CATTCGAAAAAATCCACAGGGGTCTGGAGGCCCGTATTCTATTCAAGTCACGCCCCCCATAAGAATATGGGGCGAATGAATCGAATAGAGTCCGATTCTATTCAAGTCACGAATAGGCTTACGGAAGGAACAGAATGATTCGAAACGTAACGCACCCGACTGACTACGCCAAGGATGTCCTGGCGGGGAGAATCGTGGTCAATAACAACGTGATGATGGCGGCTAAACGCCACATGCACGATCTGACCAGAAATGACATCTATTTCGACGAAAAGGAATTAGAGCGGTTCAATGAGTTCGTTGCTCAACTCGAAGTCGCGGACGGCCACGAACTGACCGGCGAAAAGATCGTCATGTTGCCCTGGCAATCGTTCCTGCTCGGGTCAGTCCTATGCTGGAAATTTTCCGAAACTGACGGTTTCCGATTCAAACAGGCGTATTGCGAGGTGGCCCGTGGTGCTGGCAAATCGACCATGATGGGCGTGCTGCTGCTCTACATCGCCATGTTCTGGGAGGGGTCCGATAATCTTGTGCTAGCCAACAAGATGGACCAAGCACGCCAGGCGTATGACGCGGCAAACAAGATCGCAAATCGAGCGTTTGGCGACTGGCGAGCAGAAGACGAAGACGAGGCCCGCCACGCCGAATACGAAACCACGATCAGAGAAACCCGTTGCCGAGTCTCAAAAGCCCGATTTCGGCCTATGGCGTCAAAAACCGGCACTCTGGACGGCACAAAGGCAATTCTCTACGTTTGTGACGAAACGGCTGAGGCAAAAGAAGACTACATGCAGAAGGTGGTGTCTGCCTTGCCGAAACTCCGTGACTCGCTCATGATTAGCGTCACAACGCCAGGATCTCCCGAACTCGGACTTGATAGTCCGTATTACACACGTCGGAGAGTGGCGGAAGAAGCCCTAAAACCCGAAAATTGGGACGAATTGGACGTTTTTGCGTTGTTTTATGGGCTGGATGAGGACGACGATTTCCGCGACGAATCCACCTGGATCAAGGCTCAACCAAGCCTTAATCATGTCATTCCGATCTCAAATTACCGCCGATTGCTGAAGGAATACACCGCTCAGGACGCTCTCGACAACTGGGAACGCTACCAAATGTGTAGATACTCCCTGCAAGGGCTTCAGTGGATCCAGTTGAAGGAGTGGCGGACGGCTAACGGCCCGGTGGAACGCCCACCACTGGGAACGCCGATCTATGCGGCGGTTGATTTCAGCAAGTCCTTTGACCTCACGAGCCTGGCGTATGGATTTTGGCTAGAGGGCAAATTCCACGTCAAATGGCACCATTGGGCCATCAAAGACCCCCATATTGAGGGCGTCAAGCGGCATTATCAGCGGTTTGTCGAAAATTGGGACCGCTACGAAAACGTCACAATTTGCAACCATCAGGTCCAATATGACGCCGTAAAAGAGAAACTGGAAGAGTTGAAGACATGGGGAAACCTAAAACGGGTCGGATATGACGCCCTTGGGGGCATGAAAACGTCGGTTCAGACCTGGGGCGACATCGACGAGAACTACAACCCCGAAACCGATCTGCCGATGTGGTCAATGCCGCAGACCATCATGGTCATGGGTCCGTCGACCTATTTGGCCGAATCGTTCCTTCGCCACCGCAATTTGGTTATTAGCCCTGACCCGGTGGTAGAGTACGCACTTGCTAATGTGCAACTAGAAAAAAACATAAATGGCGACAGAAGACCTTGCAAACTCAAAAGTATGGGTATTATCGATCCAGTAGTTGCAATGGTGTGTTTGTTTGGGGTCATTATCCGCGAGGGTGCGGAACGTCCCGGCGCATACTCTGATCTGGGGAACATCGCGTGTTAGGAAAACTCGTTACAGAGATCCGACGCAAGTTCTCACATACTAAGTTCGGCGGCTCCGGCCACGTTCTGCCTGACACCTGGTGGAACTGGGAGAAGCCGACTACTGCGAACGACGTAGTAGCCGATCCGTACACCGCCCTTGGGTTGTGTCCGGTTCAGCGCGCCGTTTCGGTTGTGGCTGGAGACGTTGCCCGGCTCCCGATTCAGATCCAGAAATACAACGATGGTCGATGGGAGGAGTGCGACGAGTACCCCGACCTCGACGACATCCTGAACCAGCACACCAACAAGTACTTCACCAGCCACGAATGGCGTCGTCACATGATGACGAACGCGATGGTTTGGGGAAACGCCTTCTCGCTGATCTCGCGGGTCGCTGGCGAGGTCGACGAACTGATCCCGGTCCGACCCTGGGACGTGCAGTTGCTCCCGGACGCCGATCGCGGTGGCTGGTATTACCGATCGAGCGAATACGGCGACCTCGACCCCAAGGATGTCGTCCACTGGCGAATGCCCGCACACCAGCGGATGCTTTGGGGTGAAAGCCCCATCGTCGTCGCTCGCCGTGCGATCGAACTCGGCGCGCAGCAAGAGATCGCCGGGATGCAGGCGTTCAAGATGCCTGGTCTTGGCAAGATTGCTATCACCACAAAGGAAACGGTCGGAGCCGACGCAATCCGTGCGATGCAGGATGCGTTCAAGTACGCCCACGGCACGGTCGAGGGAATGCTGCGTCCGATCGTGGTGCAGAACGAATCTGACGTGAAGCAGGTAGGCCAGTCGCTTACCGATCAAGACTGGATCGCTGCTCGGCGATTTACGATCAACCAGGTGTCGCAGATGTACGGGGTTCCTCCCCAGTACCTCTACAACTTGGAGAACTCGACGCAGGAGCAAACCAGTGAGATGTCACGAGCCTACGTCGATACATGCCTCGGTTCCTATCTGGCTTCCATCCAGACCGAACTCGGTTTCAAGTTGCTACCGGGCCGGGAATCCGAGAGTCGGTATCGGGTGTGGTTCGACACCGCGCCTCTCGTTCGCGGCACGTTTAGCGAACAGGTTACTGCGATTCAAACGGCAATTCAGTCGGGCATCATGACCCGAAACGAAGCCCGCGCGATGATGGGATATACGCCCATCGAAGGCGGGGACGAAGTTCTCATCGGTCCGAACATGCTCCCGGTGGAGCAGAACCAGGAAATGGCTAATGGCGAAGATCGAACACCGAATGATGCCAGCGGGGACGCTGACGAAGCGGACGCTTGAGGGCATCGCGGTCCCGTACCGCAGTCTCTCCGTCATCCTTCGTGACCGCCCGCGCGCGTACCGCGAAAAGATCGAGCCTCGTGCGATGCAGATCGACGACTCGGTTTCGATGTTCATTCAGCACAATCCAGGCGGCGTACCGCTTGCACGAACAGGCGCGGGGACTCTTCGATTCGAAGAGCGAGAGAATGGACTTGGATTCGAATGCGACTTGCCGGACTGTCGGCAGGACGTGATCGAAGCACTCGAACGAGGCGACTTCGACGGATCCGTTTCAGTGGGTTTCATCGTTGCTGAGGATGGCGACACTTGGCAACACCGTCGATCAGGTCCGAGCGTCCGCACGGTGCGGGCGGCTCGGCTGGTCGAACTCAGTTTGGTGACGAGCGGCGCATACGCGTCGGCCTCGTCCCGTCTCACATAGGAGTCCTCCAATGGACGACGCACGGAGTCTCCGCGAGCAGCGGGACGAACTCGCGGGCAAGATGAACGACATCCTGCTCCGCAACGACAGCATCGACGACGTTGAGTCGATCGAACTTCTGGAGAACGGCGAGGCTCGCCTTGCTGAACTCGACACGCAGATTCGTGGTGCCGAGGCACGCGAAAAGTTGTCCAACCTCGTGAAGAAGCCGTCCTTCGGTTTCACGCCTGGAGCGGCTACCCCCGCCCGTGAGGATCGGCGATACCGATTCGAGATCAACGGAACCGAGATTAAGATCGTTGGTGGCAACCCCGACGTTCGAGTCAACCCGCTCGGCGGTGGTTCGGATGGCTCTAATGCCACCTATACGGCTGTCGATGGCGATGGCGACCCGATCACGGGTGCGAGCATTCCGGTCGATCTGCTTGCACAGATGATCCGGAAGTTGCCGAAGTTGGCTGTTCTGCGACAGCAACTCTCTGTTCGTACCTACAGCAACGACGTGGAACTTCAGCGCGTCAACGCGAGGATTTCACTCGAAGGTGATGCGTTCACTGCCGAATCCGGCGCGTACACTCAGAAGATTGGTTCATTCGAGCGTGTGCGTGTTCGGAACTTCAAGAGTTCCGCACGCAGCAACGTCACCGAGGAATTCCTGCGTGACGCTCGCGGCAACGCGGTGCAGGAAATGCTTCTCCAGCACGCCGAAGAGCATGGCCTGTATTTCGACAACGCCTACGCGACCGGCATCGGAGACGATGATGGTCCGGAACCGGTGTTTCTGACTCCGGAACAGTGGGCAGCGGCCCAGGGTGCTTATGCCACAGCCGCTGACACTCCTACCGCGATCTTTACTGGTGCTGCCGCTACTGCTCAGAAGGCCGAACTTGACATCAGTGTTCTAGATACCGGGTCTTCTGCGGACGCCGCTAAGATGGTGACCCAGGCTTTGACTTCTCTGCGATACGAGAAGATCCCTGCCCAGTATTGGGGCGGTCTGAAGTGGATCATGGGCCAGGACACGTTCGCGGCAATCGCAAACCTTGTGGACGGCCAGAGCCGACCGCTCTACCAGCCGTTCCTTACTTCGACAGTCGCTGAAAGCAACTACATCGGAACCCTTCTTGGTCTTCCGGTCGCAGTCAGCAACAACCTTCCGGTCAAGCAGGCCGGAAACGTGGCTGCAATGCTCATGCACACCGAGGATTACGGCATCTTCGATCGTGTCGGATTCTCGCAACTCGTCGACCCCTACACCGACAGTGCAAACGGTGAGGTTCGATACCTCACTCGGATGCGTTCGGACGGTCGATGGCTTCGCCCCTACGCGGCGGGCCAGTTGGTCTGGATTGCCTGACCACTCATCTTTCTCCTTCTCCGCCTCCCCCACCTTCGGGTGGGGGGGGTTGGGGAGGAGGACGGGGATCACATGGCGCACACGCTCTCCAATCTCGGCACACACCAGTTCCAACTCTCCGAGTTCAAGGATCACATCCGCCTGGAGATCACGGACGACGACCCCGCTGCGCAGCGATCGCTGGATGCAGCGGTGTTCGCAGTCGAGAAGTGGACCGGGCGTCTCATGCGGTCAGGGACGGTCACCCAAGAGTCGGGCTACTACCGACCGCCGTTCCGTGCTGAGGTCGGGTCGCCGACGAACATCGGTACCATCACCGAAGTCGATGCGGCACTAGACACGACCACGGACGTAACGTCCAAGTTCTATCTGATGACCAGTGCAGGCTGGTGGTACGCGATGGTGCGTCCCGACAAGTCTTGCGAATACCGCAAG